TAAAACCTAGTTCAACGTCTAACTCTGTTTTAGGCTATTCGCTAGTCTTGTAAACTTCTACTCTCTAGCACCTGCCACTTTGTAAGGACTGGGCAGGTAGTCCATAAGTAATACTATACAGGTAGCATTATAGAATGTCAATACCTTTTAGGTAATATCTTAGGTTATTTTTGCCTTATAAATCAATAACTTACAAAATATCTGCTATTTTTTATTGAATTTGAGTAAAAATAGTCTAAACTATCATTAAGATAGGGGAATTGTATGGATATTATTCACATTAAAGAAAGACCCAATACGGGTGAAAAGGTAATTGAAGAGATAAGGTCAATCACACCTGATACGCTTCTTGCCTTTTCATGTGGCAAGGATTCAATAGGAACATGGTTAGCCATACGAGAGCAATTCGATAGGATTGTTCCTTTTTATATGTACACCATCCCAAATTTATCTTTTGTCGAAGAGAGTTTGCAATACTATGAGCATTTCTTTGAAACCAAAATTGTTAGGATGCCACACGACTCACTTTATAGATTTCTTGGCAATTACATTTTTCAGCCACCTGAGAGAATTTCTTTCATTCAATCTTTAAACCTGCAAAGCCCAAAGAGGGAACACACGGCACAAGTGGTAGCCCATGAGAGTGGCTTGGATTGGGAGTTGGTGTACACCGCTCAAGGGGTTAGACAGAATGACTCTATTCAAAGAAGGCTATCCATAGAGAAGCACGGGGCTATCAATCACAACATGAGGCATTACTACCCCATTTATGATTGGTCAAAAGATAGACTGGTAACAGCATTAAAGAAGTCGGGAGTAAAACTGCCAGTAGATTACAAAATGTTTGGCAGGAGTTTTGATGGGCTTGATTTAAGATTTATTTATCAGATTAAAAAGCATTATCCATTGGATTATCAAAAGATATTAGATTGGTTTCCGTTAGTAGAAGTAGAAATATACAGATATGAATTTCACATGAAAGGGCATTTATGAGTTTTGAATTAAAAAAGTCAAATATATCGTTGGGCAAAGGATTATCTTCAGCATTTCAAAAGAAGCATCCTTTTGATGACATTGTGTACACGGGCAATACTGAGCAAGACTTAAAGCAGGAATTCAATGAAATCCAAAAAGGATTCATGGAAAGAAATAAAAAAGAGCAAGAGAGATTTAAACTTGCTACGGATAGTGAATACTGGTGTTGCTTGGTATTTCAAACACGTGAGCAAAAGGAACAATTTCTTCATGCTATGAAATGGATGGTTCATGGGGATAAATACATTGATGGGGTCAAGGTAGCCAAGCAATTAGACGTGAGCCTTACACCTGCTGAAGTGCCTTATAATACATCAGAGGGAAAGTCTGTTTCTAAGGCATGGAAAGACCTAACAGAGTAAATAATAAAACCAAAAAAGCCACAACAGTTCGCAACAGTCGGGTCAACAGTTTACAACAGTTTAAAAACTGTTTGCATATTTAAAAAAGTCTTTATATACTAGCGTTAGTGAGGAAATCAACCCAACTGAAAAGGACTCAAAATGGCAACGAAGATAGGCTTAAATCCCAAAAAAACAGGTGCAACAAAACCTGCCTCTAAAAAACCAACGGCAAAACCAACAGCAAAGCCAACTGCTAAACCTAAGAAATCACCGCCAAAGTTGACTAACAGTAAAAAGCCAACCGCTAAAAAGACAAACCCTAAGGCAACCGCCAAGTCTAAAGCATTAAGTTCAAGTACTGCCTAAATATAGTTCTTTACTTTTGTATTACGGGATAGGTAATATAATATCTATTCCGTAATATTATTTGTAGAGGATGGATAAGATGACTGAAGAAAAGAAATCAAACGCAGGAAGAAAGAAACTTATCATTACTGCGGACATGATAGAGCAAGCAGAAACATTGGGGGCGCAGGGCATGACAACCATGCAGATAGCATCGGCACTAGGCATGGGAGAAAGTACTATCTATGAAAAGATGAATAAGTATTCAGAATTTAAAGAGGCTATAAAAAGAGGTAAGGACAAAGGCATTGCAATGGTAACGGAAAGGTTGCTTGATAAGTGCATGGCTATGGACACAACATCCATTTTGTTTTACCTGAAATGTCAGGCAGGATGGAGAGATACTCAAGAATTAGAATTGAGTGCTAACGGAAACAACAAATTAGAAATTGTTATTACTGGTGGTTCTCCCACTTCGGAATAATGCCTAAATACAAACTAGAGTTGCCAGTATTCCATGAGGGTCAAGTACAAGCATGGAACGCAAGGGGCAGATTCACAGCATTAAGAGCAGGTAGACGGATGGGCAAGACTGCTATGATGCAGTCTATTGCTGTTAGATACTTAGCAGAAGGAAAGAACGTGGGATGGTTTGCACCTTCCTACAAACTGTTGTCTGAAGCCTATTCAGAGATACGGGAAATGCTAGGGGACATGATAACAAGTGCCTCTCAAATGTCAGGAGTCATTAGGGTGGTAACGGGTGGCAGGATTGACTTTTGGTCACTAGAAAATGAAAGGGCAGGTCGTTCAAGAAGATACCATGTGGTCATGCTCGATGAGGTAGCATTTGCCAAATCCAATATGATGAAGGTATGGGATACGGCGATTAAGCCAACATTACTAGATTACAGGGGCAAGTGTTGGGCAGGTAGTACACCTAACGGGATTGACTCTGAAAACTTCTTTTGGAGAATTTGCAATGAGCCTGAACATGAGTTCGTTGACTTTCATGCACCTACAAGTCTAAACCCTTACTTGCCTCAAGATGAAATTGAGAAACTCCGCAAAACATCTCATCCCCTTGTATTCAAGCAGGAGTACCTAGCAGAGTTTATTGATTGGGGCGGTGAAGCATTATTGAGCCTTGATGATTTACTAATAGATGGTCAACCAGTTCCTATGCCTACTAAAATTGATGCAGTCTATGCTGTTATGGATACGGCTATTAAAGGTGGTGCAGAGCATGATGGCACGGCAATTATCTATTTTGGCAAAAACCTTTTCTACGGGCAGAAACTGTTCATTCTTGATTGGGATGTGATTCAGGTAGATGCCAACTTACTAGAACATTACATTCCGCAATGTTTTAGAAAACTGAAAGACTTGGCAGACCAAACAGGTGCAAGGTTCGGTGATAACGCAGGTATCAGCATCGAGGATAAAGCCTCAGGTAGTATCTTATTGCAACAGGGCAGGTCACGGGGATGGAATGTTCATCCTATTGAGAGTGCATTAACAGCAGTAGGCAAAGATGAACGGGTAATGAACGTGTCAGGCTATCACAGCACAGGACAATGCAAAATAACACAACACGCATTTGATAAAGTAGTATCATTTAAAAATGCTTCAAGAAACCATTTATTGAGCCAACTCACCACGTTCAGATTGGGTGATTCTGATTCAAATAAGAGGGCAGACGATTTACTCGATTGCTATACTTATGGTTTAATCTTGGGATGTGGCGATAAATGGGGATTCTAAAATGTCATCAGTAAATATTAATTACGCAGGGGTAACAAGCCCACTAATGCAAATCCTCAACCTTACTGAAATTGAGGTAGGCACAGACGTAGGATATGAAACCTGCAAACTGTTATGGCAGTATCATCCGCTAGGTGGAAAACTGGTAGAAAAGCCAGTAAGAATGGCACTATCAAAGCCACGTGTTATTACTATTGATGCAGAACCTAAAGATGTTCTCGTAGAAGCCTTTAACAAGGAATGGGAGAAGATAGGGGCTACCAATCACATACGTGATGTCATGTTTATTGCTAGGGTATATGGTGCAGGGGCTATCGTGTATGGTGACCCTAAAGTGCCAACAAACAAAGCCATCGATGTATGGAAACTAAATGACATTGAGATTTACTTCAATCAGTTAGACACTCTCAACCTTGCAGGTAGTCTTATCGGCAATCAAGACCCTAACTCTCCTGACTTCCAAAAGCCAAATGTTTTCATTACCGCAGGTGGACAACCTTATCATCCAAGTAGGGCTTGTGTTGTGTATAACAACACTCCTATTTACTTACGCTATCAATCCTCAGCATTTGGCTACACAGGTAGAAGCATATTCCAACGCAGTTTGTATCCCTTAAAATCATTTTTGCAATCCATGATTACAGATGATTTGGTTACGCAAAAAGCAGGACTGTTGATTGCCAAGATGAAACAGGCAGGTAGTATTGTTGATAGGCTCATGGTCAAGTCATCCAGTATCAAACGTGAAAGCCTTCAACAAGGTGGCACAGGCAATGTACTGAGCATTGATACTGACGAGGAAATCTCAAGCATTGATTTGAATAACACATCAACAGCCATGCTTACGGCAAGAGATAACATCATTGCCAACATTGCCACAAGTAGTGACGTTCCTGCATTACTGTTAAAAGATGAAGCATTTACACATGGATTCGCTGAAGGCTCAGAGGATGCCAAAGCCATTGCCCAGTACATAGAGGGCATACGTGAGGACATGAGGGGACTGTTTGAATACTTTGATAAAATTGTTCAACATCGTGCGTGGACACCTGAATTCTTTGAATCCCTGCAAAACAGATACCCTGATGAATATGGTGACAAGTCATACGAAGAATGTTTTTATGAATGGCAAGATAAGTTTCAAGCAACATTCCCATCGTTAGTAGAAGAGCCACCATCAGAAAAGGTAGCAGTTGATGACGTAAAACTCAAGGGCTTAACAGAGGTACTCAGAACATTGCTACCTATTGCCGACCCTGATAACAAAGCAAAACTCATTGAATGGGCAGTAGACAATCTCAACGAGATGAAAGATATGTTTAAGTCACAGTTGGACATCGATGTAGAAGCAATGGCAGAATATGAGCCACCGCAACAGTCAATGCCTGAACAAACAATGCCAAAACCTTCAACCAATACTTAGGTGACGTATGAGGATATTGAATAAAGAAACTGGTAAATTTTTTACATTAGCAGATTCATTAAAGCCAATCGTTGATTTTCTTGATAACAGGTATTTGGTGAAAGAAGATGCCAAAACGCAGGATGGTACATGGATTACTATTAAGGGCAACCGCATTTTGTTAAATGAAGAGGGTGTTGTC